CATATATGTTAAAAACTGTGAAGAGCCGTCTGGATTTGCAGCCACGTTCGCCGCACAGTGGGGAGTTGTTCAACGTCGATACAACAGTATTCTGTGTTGAGTGTCAGGCGCTTGGTGACGTATCCCCACGTTACACCACATCCCCTTGATTTTGTAAAAAAAAACCTGTAACTTCGCTTCGCACTGAAGGAAAACAGGTTCGCACCTCCTTCGGGCCTTTAGGGGGCCCGACCGGTGGCTCAACTGGCAGTCGCTGGCGCTCCTCACTTCACTTAGTTCGCTCTAAGACCTGAATCGGGGCGCACTATGCCCTATTCCTAACAACAAACTCCCGACAGATTCCTATAAGAGGATTGTTATTAGCTTTGTCAGACCCATGAGACCTGTTAAGAAAGGAAAAGGATTGACCGTACAGAAAAAAACGGTGTCTGTGCCTCCCCCGAAGGGATATCACTGGATGGAGGAGCGTGGCCGGTACTACCTCATGGAGGGAAACTACAAGCCGCACCCCGGAGCGGTGAAGGAGGCCAAGTTCAAGACCGTAACCCATGGGTAAGCACGGCAGAAGCGAACGGAAGAAGGCGAAGATTCGCAAGAAGTATGGGGTCAAGCCCGGCCTTGAGGGGCTCATCCCCAACAGAAGGGTTTCTCGGGCCATCCGCCGTGGAGACGGCAACATGACGGGGTTCAATATGCCAGCGGCCAAGCGGGTGCAAGCGCGATTGGTGCGCAGGGGCGAGGAGGGCATCATCGACCAAGACCCGAACTCCGATACCTACAAGCACTTTGCTTCCGTCAACCCCTTCACTGGGAAATTCCTCAAACAATCCAACTACTCTACAGTTGGTATGGAGCTGGATTCACCATACGGGCGGGCGAACGCAGACCGAATCAAAAAGAAAAACAAGTTGGGGAAGCAGAAGAAGTACTACAAGTACAAGAATAAGATGGTGGGGGGGCTCGGACTGAAGAACCCGCCGAAAGAGCCTGTCACCAAGGCGTCTGTCAAGAAGCAGATGCAGGGCATCATGGCGAAGGAGTTTCCCGGAGTGCAAATCCCCGACAGCGTCATGAGTAAGTACGCCATGACGTACCTCCTGCTCGGCCTCCGTGAGGATGCACTTAAGCAAATCAAGGGCAACGAGCGCAAGCGGCAGGATATGCTCAACAGCAAACCCATTCCGAAAAACAAACTGTAATGGCGAAGAGAAAAGTCCCCTATGCATTCGGTCTACCCGAGAAGTACACCGACCCAGCGCAGGGGAAGAAGGTGCCCCGCAGCAGGAAAGCACAAGCGGACCTCATCAAAGAGGGGAAGGAGGCATACAAGAAGGGGAAGAAGCTCCCCGACAGCTACTTCAAGCGCCGCACCATGACAGCCAAGAAGGGGGCCAAGACCCCCGGCGGCCTCGCAGCAAAAGCAAAATCTTCGGGAATCTCTCTGTCTACACTCAAGAAAGTGTACAAGCGAGGACAGGGCGCCTACCTCTCAGGCGGTTCCCGCACCGGCGCATCGATGGCCGCATGGGCGATGGGCCGAGTCAACAGTTTCATCCGTGGTTCTCGCAAGCACGACACAGACCTTCGGTGACATGTTCCCTATGTTCAACAAAACCAAACTTATTCTGCGGCTGTTCGACCGCATCACCGAGCTGGAAGGCACAGTGAAAGAGTTGCACGCGCAAAACCTCAAGCTCATAGAGATGATTGGGGAACTTCATACTGAAATTGCCTATCTCAAAGGCCGCGTAGAAAAGTCAAAACGATAATCGTTAAATTCGCATCATGGCACAACACGACACACCACGAGTTAGAGTTAGGACGGAGGAGGAACTCCGTTTAACTCGCCCCGGTACGCCAATGCCCCGAGGCCGGCAAGCCACTTCAGTTCCGACAGGGCGTTCAGTAGACAATAATCTAAGGGGCATGAGCGATGTTGCTGCCAGAGCGGCTGCAGCGGCACAGGCAGACATCAAGGCTAAGAATCGCGAAGCCTTCAACAAGGCGTTTGCTGAGGCTCGCCGCCGGGGTAAGATGACGTTCACTATGAACGGGAAGACTTACGGCACCCGGAAGAAGGGCGAGACCAAGGAGCAGCACAAAGCTGCTATGGAGGGGAAGCGTCCCCAGACTGTCGCCATGAAGACTGCTACGGTGTCCAGCGGAAAGAAGCCCACGCTCAAGTTGCGTGGAACTTCCCCGTCACCCGCCACCACCGCAGTGCCTAAGTCCAAGAAGGAGGTTCGTGCCACGAAGAAGGCCAACGCCAAGAACGCTCGTGACTTGAAGCGTGATGAGCAACGCGGCGGCTCTACCTTCAAAGCTGAGAGCGCAGGACGCGCAGCCCAGCGGAAGGAGTTTGAGCGCATCAAGCAAGAGAAGGCAGCGAAGAAAGCCGGACGCAGGGGTGCTCGTGCCGCAAAGAAAGCTGGACGCCTTCAGGCTCGCCTCGACAAACTCAAAGGAAAAGCCGGCCTGAAAATGGTCAAGGGCAAGGACGGGAAAATGGTTCCATTCTACGCCGCTGACGGCAAGGGTAAGATGATGGGCGGAGGCAAGTACGGCAAGATGCCCGGCGGTGGAAAGATGCACTCCAAGAAGTACGGTAAGATGCCCGGGGGTGGAAAGATGCACTCCAAGAAGTATGGCAAAATGGCCTACGGCGGAAAAATGATGAAGGCAGAGAACGGGACCAAGGCTCCCGACCCGAATCGTTACCGCGTGATTCCTGAAGCCATTAACCCCAAAGACCCGAAGTCTGCTATGCGGATGAAGTTCATGATTGACGGTAGGCAGGTTTCATCGCAGGACTTCACCAAGGCTATTCGGGCCGAAAGCCCCAAGTTCAACGTGAACTCTTTCGTTCGGCAGGGAGTCAAGAAGGCTGGGTATCGCTTTGACAAGGCGAAAGGCCAGTGGTCCTACTCCGGTCAGAACCAATACATGAAGGACACCGCGAAGGAGATTCGCGGCGCCCGCTCTGGTCAGTAAGCCAGAAAATCCAACGACTTGACTACGCTGTTGCCTTCGTGGGTGATGGCGTAGTCTGTTTCTACACGCTGGATAACGTAGTGGTCTTCAAGGATTCCGTCAACGTAAAACCAGATGTGGTGAATGTCATCATCGCAGGTTTGGAACAGGACGTAGTCTTCGTTGAATGATTGCTGTTCGTACACAAGCTCACCGTTCGGACTGATGATTCTGTACTCAAAGTCGAACGTAGAGTAGTCGTCCGTGTGAAAGGTGTGCCCGCATTGAGCGGTGGCTTGCAGGGCAGCGAAGATGCTGAGGATGCCGATGATGGCGCGGAGGGTAATCTTGATGTAGTTCATTCTTCTAAGTTTATAGGTTCGTCTCCTTCGAGTTTTCTGTAGATGCGCTGTACTGTTAGTCTCGCTTTGTTTGATAGGCAGTACCGGTTACGATAGTTCTTCCGGGTCTCCTGATAGAACAACGCAGATTCTCCTGTGATATTGCGTGAGTCTGTTCTTGTGTACGCTTTTTCTATGTAACCCTTTGTCTGTAAAGGGTATATGATTCTGTCCCCAAACTTCTTCTGGTTCTGGAACATGGCTTCTGCTGCGTACTTGATGGTAAAGAACTCAAGGTCGTAGAGGAAGAAGAGTACCATAATCTCATTCAGGGTTAGGTCGTACCTCTCTACAGCCTCTCTCGCAGCGAGCTTGAGGTACTTTAGGTAGTTCCTATGAATGTATTTCTCGTTTAAGTATGAGAAGTCGCGCATGCGCCTCCCAGAGTGCTTTCTACTCATCTTTATATTTGTCGTATGGCTACACTTTCCGGTACGAAAATTAAGGACACCTACACCGGGCTGCTGAAACTGGTCAACAACGCCGCTGTTGACGCCTCCCTTGAGCGTGTTACCACGGGAGAGAATACGTCCACGGCCCTTCAGCTCTCCACTACTACAGTCAAAGCCGACGCTCTTCAGATTGAGAACGTTTCCGAAGTCTCTCAAACTAAGACTTTGGTTTGGAACAGCACATCGAAGTCAGTCGGGTATCGTGAGATTCCCTCCGCCATCACCGCAGTCGCAACCATCGCGGTGAACGGCGGCTCCAGCAATGGAGTGGTTCGCTTCACAGACAATGCAGCGGCGGACACGGACATTACGTTTGATACGGGCAACAACATTCAGATTAGCGGGGATGCTGCGTCTGACACCATCACGATTGAAAGTACCAATCGAAAGGTGGACACGGTGGCCCCAACGAACGCTAACATCGGGATTTCTACGTCTCTGTCTGGGGCCCATGTTTTTCTGGACCTGTCCAGCCTCGCGGCTGGTGGAGAGATTACCCTCCCCCCTGCGGCTGAGGGTTTGTATCTCTCTATTCAGATTAAAGCCAAGTCTACGAGTGCGACAAAAATCAAAGCGAGCTCTGGTGACCACTTCAAGGGTCGGATTGTACTGATGGAGTCTGGCACCAGTGCTCATGCAGTGGATACCGCAGAAAGCACGGGCGACGTGGTCATCAATATTGAGAGCGACTCAACGACTACCGGTGGTGGGTTTGGTGACGTCTTACACTTCGTCTGTGAGGACGCTACAACGTGGTTTGTTTACGGAACTCTCTTTACGTCAGGTACTATTAGTGGTCCTGCTATTTTCTCAGCCAGCTAAATCATGGATGATATTTTGAAGAAGACGATGTTCGGGGAAGTCCGCGAACTGTTCAATGAGTTGGAGGAGATTATCAAGAAGTACAGCGCCGAAGAGGAGGTTGCCTATCTCGCTTCCTTTGGCTTGATGAGTGATGAGTCCACCGAGACGGAGCACCATTGGCAAATGGGCTACTCTTGGAACGTCCGCAACGACGATGAGTTTGACGAGATTCAATACCTTCAGAGAGAGGCATACTTTATTGAAACTGAAGACGATAGCGACGGCTTGACGTTTCAGGCATCCCTAAATTGAGATGAACGTAATTCGTAAGATTGTCGTGGGTCCTAACCCCAAGGACGCCATGGCTTATTTCGTCGGCATGAAAGCCGGCTCTTCCCGCGTGTGCTTGATTGAAGAAGACGAGTCCGCTCTCTTTGCACATAACGTCAGGAAGTTCAATATTTATATCGAAGACGAGGACTCTACCTATATCTGGAAGTCGGTAGAGAATGTCCCCGTGGTAGTAGAATACGATTGCAATTTTGAATGAAAGCACTGAACCACTTCATTGTTAGGATAGACAAGAAATACAAGAACACCATCAAGGTCGGGGACAAGGAGCTCTACTTGGAAAGCAAGTTCAACGAGCACCAGCACCGCATCCCCTATGGCGAAATCGTCGCCGCACCAACAAAGCACTATACGGGTGCTGTAGAGGGCGACATCTTGTTCTTCCACCACCACGTCATCATGAACTCCTCCCTGCATCTGGGGGAAGACTTGTATCTGGTGATGTATTCCCCGGACACGTCTGTTGCCTGTCACGCCATTGCGTATCGCGATGGTGGTGGAGACATCAATATGCTGGGCGGTTGGATTTTCTTGGAGCCGCCAGAGAAGTCTGATGACTATGAGTACAGCGATAGCGGCATCATCGTTGATATCGGCTTCAATCGCAAGCCGGATAACAAGGCCAAGCTGATGAGCACCACTCCGGAGCTGGAGCGGCAGGGCGTCAAGGTTGGTGATGTAGTCTGCTACTCAAAAAACTCCGACTATGAGATGGAGCTCGACGACGGCAAGAAGGTGTACCGCATGCGCGATGAAGACCTGATGTATGTCGAAGCGTAAGTACAGCACCATCGAAGCTGCCGAGCGGTTGATGTCTTCTATGGAGAAGGCCATTGACAACATGATTAAGGAGGTTGCCAAGCCTGTTGACCCCGACGCCACCGGCTCTGCCCGCAAGGCGGAGCTGCAGTCCGTAAAGCAGACCGCGATTGACTGCAAGGAGCTTCTGGTCGAGCGCCAGCGTTTGGAGCAGATGGTCAAGGACTTGAGTGAGAAGGGCTCTATCGAGGAGCAAAAGGATTATTCTGGTGGCTTCGCAGAACGGTTCAGTAAGTGATGCTGAAAAAGCTGGAGGGTTACGATGAGGAGGTTATCTCTATCTGTCCCCGGGGCTCACTTGGTGAGGTTATCGAGGTTGCCGGACTCTACATTGCGCTTCCTGAGATGCCGCCCGTTGAACGTATGGTCGGCTATGGCAAGCCACAAGCTGACCAGAGATGGGAGAGGCTTGCTGCTCCTGACGAGATACGTCGGGTTCGGAGTATGGATGAGTGGATGGAAGCCCCAAACGAGTTTCGGGCCAAGTTCCGTCCGTATATCGAGGAGGAGTTTCGTCGTCGGCGTGAGGGCCTTTGGTTTCTCAACAATGGCGTACCTACATACATAACGGGGCGCCACTACATGCTGCTCCAATGGACCAAGATGGACATTGGATACCCGGACTACCTTTCCTTTCAACGGGAGCTGTATCTCCATATGGCAGCGTGTGAGGCGGACCCCCGATGTATGGGCCAGCTCTATACGAAGTGCCGACGTAGTGGCTACACCAATATGTGTAGTTCAGCTCTGCTTGACGAAGGTACTCAAGTCAAGGATAAGCTGTTGGGCATCCAGAGCAAGACGGGTAAGGACGCTCAGGAAAACATCTTCATGAAGAAGGTGGTCGCGATGTTTCGCTCCTACCCATTCTTCTTCAAGCCGATTCAGGACGGCACCACCAACCCGCGTGTGGAGCTGGCGTTCCGTGAACCGTCAAAAAGAATTACCAAGAACAACAAGACCAGCTACAAGGGCGACGCCTTGAACACGGTCATCAATCACCGCAACACCACCAACAACGCCTACGATGGGGAGAAGCTACACATGCTGTACCTCGACGAGGCTGGCAAGTGGGAGAAGCCCACCGACATCCGTGAGGCGTGGCGTATTCAAAGGACCTGTCTGATTGTGGGCAGGAAGATTATCGGTAAGGCCATGGTGGGTAGTACGGTGAACCCCATGGACAAGGGGGGCAAGGAGTACAAGGGCTTGTGGCGAGACTCCGACCCGCTGCAAAGAAATGCTAACGGCAGAACCGTTAGTGGCCTGTACCGCATCTTCATCCCAGCGCAAGAAGCTCTTGAGGGTTTCTTTGACGTGTATGGCAACCCTGTCGTTGAGGACCCTGCCGAGCCCGTGGAGGGAATCGATGGCGACCTCATCTACTTCGGGGCTAAGACTTTTTTGAAGAACGAGAGAAACGCCTTGAAAGGCGACGCTCGGGAGATGAACGAGTTCATCCGCCAGTTCCCGTACACGACGGACGAGGCTTTCCGTGACAGCGTGGAGGGCAGCCTGTTCAACATAGGAAAGATTTACGAGCAGATAGAGCTGAACGACAACATGTACCCGAGCCCGGTTGTGCGCGGTAACTTCGTTTGGAACTCTGGCGTTCGCGATAGCACTGTTGTGTTTTCTCCCGATGCCAAGGGCCGGTGGTATCTGTCGTGGATGCCCCCTACACACATGAGGAGTCAGTACAAGGAGGAGCGCGGTCGGCGTGTGCCCCCTAACGCTCATATCGGTGTTGGCGGCGTCGATAGCTATGACCTCGACCAAACGGTAGACAAGCGCGGCTCTAAGGGTGCATGTCACCTCTTCAACAAATTCAACATGCAAGAGGACTGCCCGTCGAATCACTTCGTCGCAGAGTACGCCTCCCGCCCAGACCTTGCCAGCATTTTCTATGAGGATGTACTGATGGCTGCTGTGTTCTATGGTTACCCTCTTCTGATAGAGAACAACAAGTATGGAATCGTAAGATACTTTGAATCAAGGGGTTACGACGGCTATGTTCTGGACCGCCCCGCTCACTTGCGTGCTCCGAATAGTTCTGCTAACGTCAAGACCAAGGGTATCCCGTCAAATAGTCAAGACGTAATTCAAGCTCACGCCCACGCCATCGAGGCGTACATCCACAACCATGTTGGGTACAACGAGGAGGGGTGCGGTGCCATGTATTTCAATCGAACCCTTGAGGACTGGGTTGGGTTTAAGATTAACGACCGAACCAAGTATGACCTATCTATTAGCTCTGGCTTGGCTCTTCTTGCTGCACAAAATGTCAAGCCGGTAAAACCGAAGACCGACTTCAACGAAAAGCAGTTCTTCAGGAGCTACCGTTTTAATGGCGACGGCCCAAGCCTAACAAACAAAAGACGACGATGAGCAATGATTATATTTGCCATAGCCTAATCCCATGATGTACAACGGGAACAAAAACAAATACGGAAACTTTCCAGACCCGTTTGCAGATGTGCTCTCGAAGTCTCTGAAAAGCTATGGCCTAAAATACGCCAAAGCGATAGAGGGTCAGTGGGGCAAGGGCGAGGACCAGTCCTCCCTCTTCCGCCGCCGGATGTATTCTTTCGAGAAGAGCCGGGACTACGCTTCCGGAAACCAAGACACTTCTATCTACAAGCAGATTCTCAACTCTCTGGACCCCAACAACGGGGACGGCACGTTGCTGAATCTGGACTGGAGCCCGGTCCCCATCATTCCGAAGTTCGTGAAGGTGGTGGTTAACCGCATCCTGTCGCGCAAGCCCTACCCTCGTGTCGAAGCCATCGACCCCGTTAGCAAGGGAGAGAAGGACGAGAAGCGTGCAAACGTAGAGGCGGCTATCGAGAATAAGGAAGTGTACGAGGAGGCTCAGGCTTTGGGTTTGGAGCCCGCCTTCGACCCCACCCAGCTTCCTGACACGACGGACGAAGCTGAGATTTTTCTTGAGCAGAACCTGAAGACGACCTCTGAGATTGCTGCCCAGCTCGCCACGTCGCTGACGCTGGACTGGAACGAGTTCGACCAGAAGGTGTATCGCCGCTGCGTCGAGGACCTTGTGGTCTGTGGCATGGCCGTAGTGAAGCGCGACAACGACCCGAACTATGGCTTGACGGAGCAGTATGTCGACCCGACCTACTTCGTCCACAGCTATACCGAGGACCCGAATATGTCCGACGTGGTCTACGCTGGTCACATCCGGCGCATCTCCATTCAGGAGCTCAAGCGACAGGCCGGTACGCAGCTTTCTGACGAAGACTACGAGAAGATGGCCGAGAGCGTCATGCACAAGAACTATAACGACACCTCATCGTTTTCTTCGCGCAGCTATGACCCCAACGCCCGTAAGTACTCATACGGGTATGACGACTACCTCATCGATGTTCTCGACTTCGAGTTCATCTCCGTGGATTGCGTCTACTATGAGAGCAAGGAATCCAAACACGGCAACGTCGGGTTCTACATGAAGGGCCCGGACTACAAGCCCCCCACGGAAAGCGTATACAACCGTGAGCCGATGAAGATGGAGCACGAGACCGTGTACGGCGGGTGCTACATTATGGGCACCGACCACATCTTCAACTACGGCCCGAAGAAGAACGTACCGAAGAACATTCACGATATCTCCAAGGCCAAGCTGTCTTACAGTGTGGCTTGCACGAACCTGCGCCGGATGGTACCGAAGTCCATGGTGGCGAGCGTCATCGGATTCGCGGACCAGCTTCAGCTCACGCACCTGAAGATTCAACAGGCCATTGCCAAGGCGAAGCCTGATGGGTTGATTATCGATATCGAGGGACTGGAGAACGTCCAGCTCGGACGGGGTGGTGAACTGCAGCCGTTGCAGCTTCAGGACATCTACGAGCAGACGGGTGTCTTCTACTACCGTAGCAAGAACCCCGAGGGCGGATTCCAGAACCCGCCTATTCGCGAGTTGCCTAACAGCATCCGAAACATCAACGAGTACATCAATCTGTACAACCACTATATGCGCATGATTCGCGACGCCACGGGTGTCAACGAGGTCATGGACGCGTCTACCCCGAAGGGCGACTCCTTGGTGGGTGTGCGGCAACAGGCTCTCGCTGCGGGCAACAACGCGCTGTATGACATTACGAACGCCGCCTTGGTCCTGTATCAAAGCGTGTGTGCGGACATCGTCAAGTGCTTGCAGATTATCCCGCAGGAATCTGTTCTGTACCGTGTCTACGAAAAGGCTTTGGGGCAGTACAGTATGCAGGTGTTGAATTCATTCGCCGACCTCCCGATGCACAACTACGGCATCCGGGTTGTCAAGGATATGAGCGATGAGGAGCGGATGTACCTCGAACAAAACATCCAACAATCTCTGGCACAACAACAATTAGATATAGAAGATGCTATTGCTATCCGACAACTCAAAGACATCGACCAAGCCGAGCGTCTGCTGGTGGTGCGCCGTAAGCGGCGTATGCAACTGCAAATGCAGCAGCAGCAGCAAATGATGCAAGCCAAGTCTCAGGCTGACGTCCAGTCTGCTCAAGCCAGTGCGCAAGCACGGATGCAAGAGGAGCAGATGAAAGCGCAGCTCGAGGCTCAGAAGATTCAGCTCAAGGGTCAAGTCGAAGTGCAGGTCGCTGCTGCGATGCACGAGATGAAGAAGGAGATTGAGATGATTCGCGCTCAGGCCACTCTCGGATTCCGGGAGGAGGAGCAGAACTTCCGTGAGAAGATTGAGGTGCTCAAGGAGGACCGCAAGGACACTCGTGTGGAGAAGCAAGCGGTGGAGCAGAGCAAGCTCATCTCACAGAGGCAGGGCCAGCGTGGAGAGCTGGAGGAAGAGGCTGGTCAAAACAACCAGCAGGTAATTGATGAAATGCTGAACAATGTCGAGTAAACTAAACCTTGATGTATCGAAGCGGGTGGACATCACCTGTCGCCGTGGTGACACCTTGAAGGTTACCCTTACGGTAAAGGACGACTCGGGCACTGCTGTGGACTTGAGCTCGTACAGCGACTTTAAGTTTGAGGTCCGGACTACCGACACCTCTGACACGGCCTACGCCGACGACGATGCTACGATTATCCTATCTACCGAAGACGACTCCAGCGGAAGCAAGTACGTCTCCAGCGTAGTGAGCGGAACGGATAGCAACACCCTGACTTTTACTGCCAGCGCAACCAACATGAAGGCTGTGGCCTCTGGCATGTATGTGTATGACATCGAAGCCACCAACTCTTCTTCTGAAGTGCAGACGTGGCTGTCCGGACTTTTTGTTGTGAATGAAGACGTGACTGTGTGATGAACGTAGAGATTGTCAACGGCTCCGATAACAAGATTGCCATCACCCTGCCGACTACGCAGAATGTAATTACTGTGCAGCCCACGGCTCTGGTGGCGTCTTCTATCTCTGACGCTGCTGACGTCAATCTCGCTGCGGACATTACTGTGTCAAACACCGACGGCGCTTTCACTCACATCACCTCTTTCTCTGCGGGCACCAGCGTTGAGTCTGTGCTCCGCCAGATTCTGGAGAAGTACAATCGAACTACGATTGCTTTGAACGGTGTCACCCGCGCCCTTCAGTCCACTGGCGGCAGCTATGGCAGCGCATCAGAGGTCACGTCTAACCAGACCTTAGAGATAGGTAGGGGGGTTCAAGTCACGGCATTTAGAATTACCGTTGGCGACAGCACCCAGACCACTGACGCTTCTGTGAAGTTCCTCCGGGGGAGCACTGAGGTTGAGACTGGCTTCAGTGACACCACGGGAACCAAGACCCTTACCTCTGCTGATACGCAAGACCCCGGTACGATAACCAGCGTAAGCTACAGTGCTACTGTTATTGACGATGGGGGGTCTGGACTGGGTGACCAAACCCTTACCAGCGGAACAATTAAGTTTGAGTGGAAGCATCGCTTGCGCGTAGGCAGTTCTGCCACCAGTGCAGTCGCTGACGCGGCAGCGGCTCAGACCCTGTTTGATGGGCTGGCTACTGCTTACGACCAGCTCAGTAGCGAAACCAACTTTACGGTTACGGCTACCTCGGGCATGGACACCACCAATCACTTCACTTGGATTGCCTACCCCGCCTCTTTCGGAAACCTGAGTGAGGTTCTGCTTGGCGCCACTGACGTGCTGTCGGACTTCCAATCCCCAGTAGATAGAAATTTAACTAACGATTATGGAGTAACTACATCCTATCGGTTCTACAGAAGCAACTTCTCCAAGGCTTTTGCATCCGGTCAAACCCTGACGATTAAGTTCTAATGCCAATTTTTCCCGGACCCGTATCACACAATAATGCGAACGCCCCGATTCTTGATGCCACCGGCAATCAGGTTAAGGGCTTCGGATTTTTCGATGACACGAATGCGCGGAACAATCTGGGCGTCGACCTTCAGGTCGTTGGCTTTCTTGCCATTGTAGGCACCTCGTCGCCACAGGCTTTTATTTATGATGGCGGAGGCTGGACGGATGCGTCTAACTGGAGCTTGGCAGGTTCTGGTCTTGGAAACGTCCACGAGGACGAGACACCTCAGCTCGGTGGCAACCTTGACGTCGATGGCTTCAGTATCGTCTCCGTCAGCGATGGGGACATTACGTTCACTCCGAACGGAACTGGTAAGGTCAATCTCGACGGCACGGTTAAGTTCAAAAGGTTTAGTACTGCCCCCACAGCATTCGAGGGGGGTATGTACGCCGACGACAGCGACAACTTGTATTTCGGAGTAAGCTCCTAATTATTAACTTTAACACCACAAACAAGAACTCCTTATGGCTACTTGGAAAAAAGTTCACGTTGACAGTGCGAACACGACGCACGGTACTATTACAGCAACACTAGCGGACAACTCTACCAGCATGACCTCCGCAGGTGACATTCACGTTGTTACAGTTGCAAACGACGGGGGGGGGTCATCCCAAGCATTGACAACTAGAACTATTTCGCTTGGGGCAAACGCCTTTAACGGTACTACTATTGGTACGACCACTAACGCTCTTACCGATGGTGCGGGTATTGCCGACTTTACCTTTGACGGCGCTACGGGCAGTGTTACAGTTGCAGTTGACATCGCCAGTGCCACCGACCTTGGTTCCAGTGTTGTTGGCGCAGACTCCATTCTCGTAGCTGACGCTAACGACAGCAACGCCGTCAAGCGGTGTACTATTTCAGAAGCCATCGCTGCTGTTAGTAGCGGCGTGACGAGCTTCACTGCGGGCACGAACTTGACTGAGGACGGCAACGACACCCAAGGAGCTCTTGTTGTCAACCTCGACGCTAACTTGGTTGATATGGCGTCCATGTCCGCAGACCACATCGCGGCTGGGGTCACGGATGGTGCTGGTAATGACTTGACGTTTAACGGCGGTCAAGGTACTGGTACGGGTGTCGGTGGAGACATCTTCTTTAAGGTTGCCGCTGTGGGCGCCGCTTCTGCCTCTACGGTAAACGCACTCGCAACGGCACTTACGATTGCCGCCCCCACGACGGCATCTGGAAACTCTACTGTGACCGTCGCGGGTGACCTTGTTGTCAGCGGAGCTACGACTACCGTTAGTACCACGAACCTATTGGTGGAGGACGTCTTCATCCGTTTGGCTGCTGAAGCCACCGCCGATGCGGACACGGGAATCGTATTTGGTGGCTCTGCGCAGAAGGTCTTCGGTTGGGACAATGACAAAGAGAACGGTCGTTTTGGCGTGGCCTACTCCGGAGGTGATGCTGCAGAGACTGACGGGTTCGATGACGGCGAGGACTTCGACGGCTACATGTCTGTGGTCCACAGTGCCTCCGGCGCAGCCGCACAGGTGTCCGCCTTCAACCAGCTCGGCAACATTTACGTCGACACGAGCACAGACGATATCTACATCTACTCTTAATAGTGGGACTCTTGAATAAGGGCGGGGATGTTGGCGCCGTAAGTACCGACACCCTGACCCAGCAGGAGCTCACGTTCATCTTGAAG